TTCATAAACCGGAGCTCCTCTTCCACCTGGTCTATCTCCGAACCCGCCATATTCAGCCATTTCAATTAAATCTCCAGCTTTAGGTTCTCTATAAGTACCAAAAATATTTTTAAATGTATCTATATGTATGATACAAGTCATGTCACAGTCGGCCATAATACCAAACTTTGATAACATGATAGCATCATTTGTAATATCGGTTAACATAACCATAGGACCTGCTGATAGGAATGGAGTAGTAGGATCTTCCCCGTATAGGTAGTAATGAGAGGATAGGGTGTAGCCGTGGGTGTAGTACGAGACTTCAGCCCCATAATGTTCTATCTGTTCTCTCCAATAACCAGAAACTAAAGATCTCTCGTTATCATTGATAGATTTGTTTAGATAACGAACTTTTTCCATATTAGATAGTTGTCAGTTTTTTAAGTCCTTTTTTAAGAGATTGTTTTGGTCTTTTTTTAGGGTTAACTTTCCCTAATTCAGCCATATCAGTTTTTGATTCACCTAGAAATCTAGGCTTTTTAATCCATTTGTCAGTATAAGGATGGTAGACGGCGTAATATTTATCTTTATCAAATTCTCGAATAGTTGGAATATAATAGATTGGATGCTGGGTCCCAGTAGCTAATTTTCCGTTTATATCTTTTATAGTATTCAAAATATGCTCTTTAAGCATATCATCTAAATTTGTTTTATTAATTTGTACTACAATATTAATTGAACATTTGTCAGATGAACCTTCTTTTACAACAGGACCAACCATAAAATAATTCCAAACACGAGTTTTAACAAATTGCTGTTCAGCCTCATTAATACGATCGATGTCCCGAATAATTTGTTGCTTAATACCAGGTAGTAATATTGGATCGCCACCATCAGGGTTGTAGTACCAAACTCTAGGGTCTAAAGAATTAGGAGGAATGACTCTAGTGTGGTGCTTTATATAGTCTTGAAGCTCATTTTCAAACAATCTCATAATTGTATTTAAGCAATTCTCTATAAACAGAAAGAGCCCCTTTCGGGGCTGCTTTCAAATTTGTTATAAAGGCTTATTTAAAGAATTCGCCTTTTTTAACTGTTGACTTAACTTCTGGCTTACCTTTAGGGCTTTGCAGAGCTTTGTCATGAGCCTTAGCTGGCTTTAATTCTGGATCTGATTCAACATCTCCACCATGTGCTTTACCGCCATGAGGTTTTACTGAACCTACTTTATTATTTTTATTTTGAAGAACCTTACTCTTATCCCCGAGTGGTTTTAATTCAGTTGATTCTTTGAATGGCTCTTCATCAGCTTCTGATTCTGATTCTTCGTTATTTTCAGCTTCTTCACCGCCCATTTCAGCTTCCATCTCATTTTCTTCTTCTCCATGAGACTCTTCACCGATTTTATCGAGGATTGATTGAAGTTTGCCCATTACATCTTTAAGATCTGCAACAAGATCAGTTACTTCATCAGCACTGTCTTCGAGCTCATCAACCATTTCTTCGTCTGATGTTGGTACTGTTACATCCATTTCAATGGCGTTATCTTCCATCATGTCTTCGTTGATTGTGGCTTTGAATAGCTTTTCAAAAGAGCCTTCAAAAGCTTTCTTTGGTTCTTCTGTTTCCATAGAATCTTTTAATACTTTCGGGGCATGTACTTCGGTGCCCTTAAGCTCTTCCGGGTTATCTAAATCTTTTTTAGCAGCATCTGGTCCTTGACCTGCTACTGGATGTGCTTTCTTAGCATCCATTTTAGCGTCAAGTTCTTTTTCACCTTTGACTTTGTTAGAAGGAACAGCTTCAGAGGTTAGAACCTTTGATTCGTAGATTTCGGAAAGAGGATTTTTCTTCATATATTGTAATTATATTTATTCTAAAGGGTAGGTTTTTTTATGATAAAATTAAAGAAGATAGAGATCTAAACGAAGTACTTAGAGTGTTGTATGTGGTACCATTAGCAGCAAAACCTGTTAAAGTCTGTATTAGTGTGTTTAGCTGGCTTTTAAAAAGTATATTTTGCGCGCTCGCTGCAGCTAAACCGGTATCTAAATTAACATAGTTTTGATTTATCGTAGGGAGAGTATCTCCCATACATAGGTTTTGATCAATTTCGTTTTCTATAAATGAATATGGCATATTTTTTATTTAGAATAAAATACTAGCATTACAAGAGGGGGATCATAAAATTGACCTAATAAAGTGCGGGTGATAATTTGACATTGAGATGTGCCTGGATCCGGGAAAGGGGTTCCGGGGTCTAGATTTACTGTACCCGAATCAACACCGGTAGTGCCAGGTGGTAGTGGTGAAACCATTCCTGTAACAACAAAATTCTTTGTTAAACCGGGTGGCTGTATGTTAACAAGGTATCTACCAGTATCTACCCGAATAACATTAGTAACATTATAAGAACTTTCTATATGTCGATTAACACCAGTACTAAAGTTCGTTGTGCCTAAACCGTCATTACCTGTAGTTTGTCTGCCCCGGAAATTTACCCAAGCGCTTGCTAAACGGGGTGTTGCTGATACAGAATTTAGAATAGTAGTTAAGTTTGTTAAAGCTGTATTAATTTGTATAAGATCATTATTAACAGTTTCTATTGACTGTTTAATATTTGCATAGTTACCGTTAATTGTAACTAAAGAGTTACCTATACACTCAGATTTAGGAATTGTAATTATATTTGGTATGGTAGCCATTTAAAGTATTATTATTTATTTAACAATTTGAATTATAATATTCCAATATAACTTTAAAGTTTTCCCAAAGATAGTTAAAGGCTCTATTTATAACTGTGCTGGTAACTATTTCATTTTGCCCTATTGCTACTTGGTCTTTACCGTACACAGGTGGTTTATATTTTTTACATGTACCTGAATTATTATAGAGTAATGTGTTTCTAAAAATTTCTATATTATCCCATAAGCGATGCAGGGATTTAGTGTATACCCAATTCTGAACATATTCCTCATCGTGTATCATAATATCTTTTAAAGACCAGTACTGAGAAGGTAATGGCGACTTTAAAGGTATTAGTGTCATTGTATCAATAAATTTTAATATTTTATCGTCATTAGCTACAAGTAGATTTCGAAATTCGTCGTGATAAAGATCGTTAATATTGTCTACACATTGTCTATTGCTAATAATTATGCCACTATAACCACCTGTTCTAAAATGTCTAATAACTTGAGATTTAGTTGCAATATAAATTATTTCTCTATTATAGCTAGTAGCAATTTTTCTTAAGTTAGTAAGAGGTATTATATCTTCTCCGGGGACATATTCAAATAAAAATTCCCCTTTATATGTGTATACCCGAATAGTTTTAGCAGTTAATACATGAACATTATTAGTTGAATCAACACAAACGTCAATGGGTGGATCTTCTTGTTCTTTAAAATAACTATCATCTCGTAATGTTAGCAACCAGCTGCCAGTATTTGTGTAATGCTTAATAACATAATTACCTGAATCAACTACCCACACTGTATCGTGTTGATCGACGTGTAAATTTGTCGGATTTAAAAATTTTGTTTTAGATAATGAGCCACCAACGCCTCCAAAAGTAGTAAACAAGATCCATCTTTCTCCTGGCGCAAAACGATTGTACTTGTATATAGCGACTTGAGATAGTGTAGAATCTAAAACAAATATCTTTTGTTCACTATCAAGTGCAATACTTTTAATGTTAACAAAAGGGGTGGTTTGATTAAACGTTGATCGTAAATCAAAAAATGTAGCTGTTCGATTAGATGATAATACTTTTAGTTCAGTATTTAGTGCACCGAATATAATATTATTATGAGATGCTATAGCAGTATATGTGCATCTATTCTGAGAAAAGCATTCCGATATCGGGTCATAAAAGAAATCTAAACCAGGTATATTTACATTCCAAACACCTTCATCACATTTTATTGAAGATGCAATTTCACATTCATCAAAGGGATGTCTCCATTCTTTTTGGTATTTTCCTCCGGTTTTTGTATCGTTCCATGTTACAAGAGCTGTAGAATTTTCACTTTTTCGAGATGCCCATCTCCACTCTAAACAGTATTTACCTATACAAGAAGGTACTATAGAAGAAAGTGTACAGGTTTGCTGATTCCAAGTTCCGCAGGGTGCTAGGGATCCAGTTTCGTTAACTTCAGGTATTATACCACCGAGCATTAATTCACTCCATGGCACAACTTGATTATCAGGATTAGTGCAATCTAAATCTTCCCATGTCCAGAGAGGGCATGCTGTTATACCTGCAATAAAAGTTGGTTCAGGACCTAACCAGCCGTAATATTCATTATATGTATCTTTATAAACATTACTTCTATTATTTAAGTATGTAAGATTATCATAGAATTTTTTAACACATGAATTAAAATTATCACTAACAACCCAATCATTAGCACCAACTACTGGTTGGGTTTTCCAGGGTAAATCAAAAAGTATTTTATCTAAGCTATAATATGAACTAGTATTTACGGTGTCATATCTTTCTAAAACATATAAAATATTAGGAAAATTTACAGAATAAGCTGAACCGTTTAAAATATTATACCCGGTTATTTTAATACTTTTATTACCTGGGGTAGAGTAGGTAACAGCAAAATCTTTCCCGATATCATCTCCGGTTAATGAAACAACCTGTCCATCAACATCATCAAGTGTTAATTCTATAGCAGAAACAGCCCCTACAGTTCGTGCAAATAAATTCTGAATAGTTACTGGAGTATTAACTGACACGTACTTATTAGGCACATATATGTTTAATTCATATGGCGGAACAACAATTGCATCCTGTGAATAGCGTATTATAGTTTCAAGATTTGGCCAGTCTCCTGCTGATACCCCTTGTACTACATTTATAAAATTTTGTATAACATGCTCAACTGCTAACGTTACGAATGTATTACCGAAACGACTAACAGTAAAACCAGGTATATCTCCAAGTTCTCCACCATAGCCTGAATACTGCAAAGAAAAAGTATAATTAGATCGAGCGTCTTGAGGTAATAAAATTTGTAAATCTGGTTCTTTCCAATTTTTTTGAGCTGTATATGCAGTTAAATACCAAGTAGTAGAATATAAAATAGTCTGTACAGGTGCTACACTAGTTACTAAAGTCGCATACGTTAGAGTTTCTGGTTCAAATCTCCATTTTTTAGGGTATGCTCCGCTACATTCTACAGTAGCCCAAGATGATGGGTGCGGCAGAAGAGATTGAAATCCGGTGGCACTACATTCTTCAAACGTTGACCATTTCCAGATATAACCATGTCTGTCATAACATGCAGATAATTCTTTTGGATTGTATATAGCTAGATTCGAACTAGCAGCAAAAGTAACGTCTAGATTATTTTGAGGTAAATATACAACATTTGGTAAATCAGTATTAAAATTTGAAACTGTATTTATCCCGAAAGGTAATACGGTGATATTTTCTCTTAAAAAGTTATTACCTGGATCTGCCCCTCCGGTGGGATTTACTGTAGAATTGTAAAACGGGTAATAGGTTTTTACACCGGTTGTATCATCATAGTAAAAATACGGTCCAGAAGATAAAATATAATTATTGGATACTAATAAAGATATTGGTATTGATGGATATGAACTTCGGATTGTAGATATTGTAGCGGTAGCTAGGTATGTATCTGCTGGATTAGAATACGGACTTATAGTAGCAGGAATATCAAGAGACGGATTATAAATTATCCAGTTATAATTGTGATTTGATATTGGAGCGGCACTTAAAACTATTCTTTCAGTATGACCTTCTCCATAAAAACTTAAACCTTGAGAGAGTGTTGATAGTGTTGAAATACTACTAGTATCAATAATTTCTCGTGTTTGAGGATCTGAAAAATAATATTCTGACCAAGCAATGAAATTAGCTATGGGGTAACTAGGTATGAAAGCAACCTGCAACTCCTTCTTTAAAAGGTGTGGGCTGTACCAATTATTAAATGTAATGCCGTTCGGCCCGGATGTTGCTGATAAATATGCTTGAATACTACTAATGCGTGGAGTAGAACAAACAAAACTACTAAGAGCAGAAAAAGTATTAAATCGGGTTGAATTATTTACTGTATACCAAGCTGTATGATAATTAGATGATAGAGTGGTGCTTAAATTGTATGTTAAGCTTTGTAAACGAATTTTAGCTGAAAAAGGAGTTGAAGATGTTAATCTATAAAAAAGCGTATCAGTTTCACTGGTTTGATTATTTACAAATAAAGTAAAATCAAAATCTGGAAAAGTATCAAAAGATACCGTATAGTAAGATGTTTGACCGTCCTCAATATCATAGTTAATACATTGAAAAGTATGAGCGCAGAGAGTTGGTCCTGTAGTTTTAAAATTATAACGATCAGCGGAGAAATAAAAATACATTGTACCGATTGAAGATACAGGGCCGATAACACTTGTTTGATAAGGGGTACCGTTTGGAGTTTGAGCGTAAATACCTTGATTAACAGGAAAAGACCAGGCTATTGGAGCAGAACCCGATGCTGGAACAGCAGAGGTACCAATTAAGGTCATAGCAGTAGCAGTTAACTCTCTAAAAAAAGGGAGATTATTATAACTAACTGCTGATATTGAAATATTTGTTAACTGCATTGATATTATTTAGTAATGTATTAAGTCCATTCAATATTTAAAAGCTCGGTATTTTTAGGGATCGTATTTAAAAAAGCAGCTTTAATATCATTTTCTATCGCTTCGCGAAGTTGATTGTCAAAAATTCCGGACTGGCTTATTTTTATATTAAAAAAATTACTCTTGTGACCGGGAACACGATGTTTAAAAAATCTATCTATAGATTCCACATATTGAAGAGGGGCGGTATTTATATTCCACTCTATATCATCTCCTACAATTTTTTCTCTAATGAAATATTGAACAAACGTACTATCTATAGCATAATCATAAATTCTTACAGTATCTAAATAGCCGTCCCAAATAAGAGACTGTGAATTTAATTCTTTATTTAAATTCTCTGACTTACCTGTAGGACAGCCTATGTGTAAATTGTTCTTATAAATGTATGTTATATAAAGTTCAGGATTAATTTCTATAGTATCCCGCAAAAAGTTATCAATATATAACGACAATTTTCTATTTTTTAGGGTTGCAACCACAAGATGCCATTCTCTATTAGTTAAGTAATTTACCGGTACTGATACCTTATATATGGTGTTTTTATTACTAATAGTAGGTTCATTTACACCTATTTTAAATTGCATTTGAATATTATTATTATAAAGTACTTTATGGAAAATTCTTTTCCATTCATAACCTGTAAAATCTCCTTTGCTTAAAAATGTTAAGGCGTTTTTGTCTTGCAGGGCGGTTCTAGGCTCGAGGGTATTAAGTTTTTGTGGTAAATAAATTGTCTGTTTTATGTCTCCATCTAAAGTAACTTGATATAAAGTTTTTTCATTACTATGGTAGATCATAGCGTACCAAATTTTTGTTTGAGTAGACCTTGTATACGCATACACAAAGCTAATATTTTTAGTATCTACCGCGGTGGAATCTAAACCAACAAAAGAAGTTGATTTTATTTGTTTGGTGTTTATATCTACTTTGTGTATTTTATTTGTACCTGCTAATACCCATAGATCGTTATTTGGATCAATATGAATATTAGTAGCATTAGTTATGGCAGTAAAAGGGATATTATCATAATAAAGTTTACCAGTTAAATCTATATGCCATTTTACATTATTAGAATCAAACTTTATATCTAAACAATTTATTTGTTTTATAAGTTCACCGTTTAAATTATAACAAATTTGTTGATTTGAAATATAAGGATCGCTTGATAGATAATTCATTAAAATAAGATCAGGATCAAAGGTATAAGTACCTGAAGTAGTTATAACTATCGTGTTACTATCTTTATCAAGAATAGATAATTTAGGTATACCCAACATTGCGGTCGTATTATTAGTTTGATCTCGGGTGACAGCGAGTAATTCCCCTAAATGATTAAACTTGTATACTTTGTTAGTTTCGCTGGATAAGCTACTTGTTGTATTATTATTTTGAGGTGCTTCAACTGCTATAAGTTCGCCCTCACTATTAATATGAACGTTAAAGAAGTTAGTAGGTCGACCATACACAATCTGGGAGTTTTTTTCATCATAAATTAACCCTTCTTGGTTGAATAGAAAGAAATGACCGTATGTGGTTTCTGGCACTACAAAAAAAGGATAGTACTTTAAGTTATCAAAAAATATACTATACCCCCCTCTGTTTAAATTACCAAAAAATTGGGTACTTGGAGATTCTAGCCAGTTATTGCTTTTAACCCAAAACGCTATAGTAAATTCGTCTCCTAAATTATAGTTATTACTATATGTAACTTGACAGTTTATAAACTGATTATTATCAAATGATAAAGTATTTCGATCTATATAGCCGGGTAGCTTTTCTTCATTAATAAAATCAAATGTAAAATTATCAATATCTACTTCGTTATTATAAATTGAACTATCTACCGGGTTCGGATCATCCGGGCACAAGCATGACCAATTATCAATATTTAATCTGAGTTTAGTTTTATCCCTACCTGCAAAAGTAGTTATAAAATCTGCAGCCATTTTTTCGCCTTGATGGTAATATTGATACCATACACCTGGTTCAAATGTTAAGGTTGAAGGTATGTCGTAATAGATAGGGTCCTTTTTTTGGTATGTTAAAAAGTTAACGTTACGTTTTAAGGCATCTTCATAAGACAAAGAACCAGGGTTGTAATATCGATCAAGCCATTGAGGAGATTCAGATGATAATGCATATAACCATGAACAAAGCCAGGTTCCGTCTTGTCTTTGTTGAGGTTCGCCCCATGGAGTTGTATTACCGTATCCACCTAATTTTTTAAAAACCTTATCAGCTCCTGCAGGTATCGGTCCGGGTATTGCTCCCGCACCAACTAAGTTACTATCTTTTATATGTATAGTGTTTGCAAAATACGGTACATGAAAAAAAGTTGTTTGATCTTTTCGAAGTAGTTGATCGGTTGTAGAGGCTTGATAGCCAAGATGTATTTTATCATTATTTAATTCTTGGTTTGTACCAGGAAATATTTTGTAATACTCTCTTTGTGTTATATGAGAATCTTGATGGGACATATTAATTTGTGGTTGTTGCAGTTTTTGTATAACTGTTATCTACAGTGCCTGGGCCCCCGCTAGGGGTTATAATATTTTTTAAACTGGCTATATTTATATTTGTGTTATTGTCATTATTAATATTATCGAATGTAAAACTTAATAAAAAATTATTAGGGTTGTCTTTAAAGGTTTTATTCACCGTTAATGTTTCGTTATCTAAACTATTTTCTTTATCAAAATAATATGTTAAATAATCATTTACTGGTATAAACCCATGTATACCTGTATTGACTGCAACATATTCAACATTAAATACATAATCATTAATGATAGTATTGTTTAATATGGTACCAGTTGCGCGTAATATACTATCAGAGCAAAAACCTAAGTAACGATACCCTGAATCGGTTTTGGTTTTAAATGCAATTGTATTATCTTGAATAGTGCAAATAAAGCGTTGACGATAAATACTTTCAGGATCTAATATCTGTTCAGATAATTGTATTTCGTACGGATAATTTTGATCTACTTGAATATATTTTCTTTCTACAACGAGTTCAACCTCATTAGTACCAGAAACCGGTAATATATAAATCTGGGTAGCCGACGGTGAGAGATATAAAGAATTTAAAGCGCTATTATACGATATATAATACGCTGTAGATGATCGTGGTTTTAATAGCACAGATCCAAAAAAATTATTTTCAAAAAGCTGTGTAGTAAAAAAGGAACTTAAATTAATCGAAGATGTTAAAATAAGACATGTCTCGTTATTAAATGTAACGTCTTGAAAACGATCTGTGCCTTGTAAAGTGTGGGTATTTAAACCTGTGTTATAAGTTACACGCTGGGCGTGTAAGGGCTCGGTTTTATTAAACGAATATTCGAATTTTAACGGTTGTAATGCCGATAAAGATATATATTGAATATTAGACATGCTTAATAATACTTATTAAGCTATCTTAAAAACTCATTAATTACCGCCGTGTATAATAACACTTGTACGATTAAAATCGTATTTTTGTAGGGTTCCGGTGTTGTTGAGTATTGTTCTTATTTCAGTATGTCGCGGAGAAACACTATCTGTTACTGTTCTTTCAATTGATGACATATATATCCCGGATATTTCTGGAGCTGGGGTACCGCTGCCTGCAAAGCAAATGTGATAAAATGATAAGCCTTCAAGACTAAAAGGTGTTGTATAGTTTAGAATATGCTCTCCGACGCTTTTATACCCTACATTAGATATACCGTACCCCTCTACAAGACGACACTGTTTAATAAACATATTTCCGCTAGCTGATTGAACATTACTTGAACTTAAAATAAACGTATAGGGATTTATAACGCTAGTTACTTCATAGAGACCTGTTGCTGGTAACGTTACAGTTGTTCCTGATAATGGTACTGCTGTTAAAAATTCAGCAACAGCATAATGTCCAACAAGTAAATTATTCAAATTATATAAAAACGTTTCTATATATTGTACCCCTACATTCCCACTCACGGTTTGTACTAACCCGTTATCTATTGTTATTATTGTAGATGTTAGTGTTTGTGTTATATTTTCAATAGTATAAGGCCCGTCAATCATAGGCTGCGTTTCATTTATAAAATTAGCAGAAAGTGTTGATCCCTCTGATAAGTTATATGTTAAATAATCATCAGGTTGCCAGTCTATAAAATTAACAGTCGATAAAGTAATTGTTACTGTAGGGCTATTGTCTTGAAAAAATGTTCCAAATACCTGCTTTAAGCGAGCTACACTAGGTGTTTGAGTTACCGTTATAAAATTACTAGCTATAGCACTTGTTCCTTGAGTGTAAGTACCGCTTAATTGCAATATAGAATCTGCAGGGTGTGCCTTATACACGCACCACCGCGGTGGTGCTGGATTAATAGTGGTAGCTATAGTTGCTGAAGCACTACCGTTAAATGTTGTTTCACCGGTGACTCCTCCTACCAATTTTAATGTCATTGGGTTAAGCCAACGATTTGCAGTTTGAGCATTACCTTTTAAATTAGCTGTTACTTCTGTTGCTGATAAGCTACCTAAGGAATCTCGAAGTACAAAAGAGTCTGGAACTGCATTTGAAAACGCATAAGCTTTTTCTGGGGTTACTGCTTGATTTATAATTTTTGATGTAGTAATTGCGTTATCTACTATTTTATCGGATGATACGGAATTTGCAGAAAGTTTAATAGTGGTTATACTGTTATCTGCTATTTTATTTGTTGTAATAGCTTGATCGGCTATTTTTATGTTTGTAATTGCAAAATTTTCTACCTTGTTAGTAGTTACTGCACTATTTGCTATTAATGTAGTTGTAATTGATTCGGCTGAGAGTTTTGCTGTATTTATTGAACCATCTAAAATTTTATCTGTTGTAACAGCTTGATTGGCTATTTTATCTGTAGTGATAATACTAGGTTCAAGCATAAGATTTATCACTGAAGCAGAAACAGGTACAAATGACGTAGAACTTAAAGTCTTCCAAGTTGTAGAAGTCCCTGTGCTTACTAAAACTTGATCTGCAGATGAACCAGTATAGTCAATGGCAGTAATAGCTACTTTTTTATCTGATACTATAGGTCCTAGTTTAGTATCTGAAATATTAGCATCTGCAGCAATGTTACTATCAGTTATAACCCCTGTTGAGATACTAGTAGTTATTGTAACATTTTGAGATCCGTCGATGGAAGTGTTTCCGAGTATAGCACCACTTAAGGCTATTTCCCGGGCTGCAGCCCAAGCGCTGGCACTACTAGCGTTACCTACTACATTAGCATTAACTGTATTAGCTGTAATATTACCTGTAGCAGAAATATTACCTACAACAGTTAAGGGCTGATTGGGGTTAGCGGTGCCTATACCTACGTTCCCGTTATTCAATATATTTACTACTTCTTGAGAGCCTGCTATAAAGCGATGACCACCTGAGACGCTACTATAGCGCGTAATACCATTAGAATCTACAGCTACAAAAAAGGAATTAGAATTTGTAGACTCGGTTAATTTTAAATGAGCATCGGTATTAGAATTCGATGGTGTAGTCTGTATATGTAACTTATTAACGGGTTGTGTAATACCTAAACCAATATTGCCACTCGATGTAACTACAAAAGGAGTTGTATCAGGATTATTTGAATCTTCTACTATTAAAGCATTACCTGAACCGGTTTGTGTAATTCTTAATGCAGCGCTTGTGCTACTTGTTTCTATAACTTGTGTACCAGAAACGTTAAAAGTGTTTGTATTAAAATTTATGGTATTACCACTTATATGTGTTGTTTGACTTGAAAGTACAAAAGTATTAGAACTATAATTAATAGGAAATGCGTCTTTTACAGCGCTTAGAGCAGCTTCTTTAACTGTTAAACCAGAAATTCTATTTGTAGTTGCACCACGCTGTAAAGGAAAATAATCGGTATTTTGTAAATTATTTACAACGGGTAGCTGCGATATTTTTGTACCAGAAATCATATTAAATTACTTATGTGTTATTATTTATAAAGGAAGGTTGTGTCTTCCAGTGTTATAGGTGATAAAATACCAGTTGAATTAGGAGTATTGGTCGTTTTTACATAACCTATTGAATATGCTCGTTGTTGAAGCTGGCCTCCCCATACAAAATAACCACTATTATTTCCAGCATATGATGTTGTCGTGCCATTATGAAATCGTAATTCAAAATAACCATCTGTAGAAGTGCTATCAAATATACCACCAAGTTCTACCTTAAACCAACCATTGCCTACATCATAGACATTTCTTGTTGTTACTAAAAGAGGACTAGATGCATCAGCTGTAGTAAAAGTTCCGTTTGTTAAATTGAGATCTATACCGATTCGGGTGAAAGGAGACCCTGATTTACCCCAGTAAATAATAGCTCTTGTTCTTTCTGCACCTTTTATATAAATTGACATCGTGTAAAGGGTGTTTGGTGTTACTGTATAATGTCTTGTTAAGTAGTGAGTACCATTTGTAGTATTATCAATAACTTTATCACCAGTTAATGTACCATCTGGAGCTTCGGTAACGTTGGATAATACCGATGTATTAATTTTACCCCATGCAATATTTTCAAATTCTTCTGAATATGTAAATAAATTTGTAGCAAGTTCTTCTGTTGCTAAAAATTCTAAATCTGGTTCTGAAGGCACATATTCGCAACCTGGAATATATTCAGGCGGATACGCGTCACCAGTGTTACCAAAATATATTACAGGGGCACTATTAATTAAAAATCTAATCGGTGCTGAAGGTTCAGTAGGAGTGGGTGGTAAAACTATTTCATTTTCTGTTATTGTGGATAAAACTGTAATATTTTTATCTACCTCAATACCATAAAAATCTCCTTTAATGGTATTTTTTACTTTTAACAATTCAATATTATTATTTTGTGGTTGTAGAAGTATAGGGCCTACTACTATTGAACAACTATCGGTAGAATTAGTACTAGCACTATAACAAGTTAAAGAAGGATAAAAAATAGGATAGACGTCAGTATTGCGATGTAATGTATAAACAAAATCATAGTTTCTTGGATCATCGGGATCACTAAAATATGTGTTGTTATAAACAAAATAATTACTATCTGGTTTAGTATATCTTGTAACAGTTTTAATGGGGGAACCGTCCCCGGGATTCCAATCTATTCGATCTATAGGAAAGCTTCCAGTTTTTGTATATTTAGGGGATAAACTAAAAATGAATGGCGAGTACCCGGTTAAAGGGTAAGTGTTGGTATAAATTTGTGCAACTGGTTTAACCTCTAACACCTCAACTATAAAAGGTTTTAGTGCTACTTGCTCTGTAACATCTATAGTAATTTTTGGTATATCCCTAGGGTTACAAGCTATATTATTCGCTTCAAACTGCCAACGCTTATAATAATCTCCATACTCGTAAGTTTCGTACCAAAATACCGGATTACGTCCATTACAGTTTAAATCTCTCCATGTCCAATTTTTACAGTAACGTTGAAAACATTTACCTTCATCGTCCCATCTTTTTGGACGCTTGTTTACTGCTGATGCAGGCGGCGCGCAATTTGTTTCATCCCATGTTGTTGCTTGTAAATTGACACAGCTTAAATTATCCCAGTACCAACCTATACGATGTCTACCACCGCATTTTATATCGTCCCCTGGCAGTTCGGGAAGATCTTCCTTTGATTGTATATTTGTTAATGAAACATTATATTTGCCGGGTAGTATATATGTGTGTTCTACAACTGAATCAACACAATCTAAAGCTATTGTATTATTAACTGAATTATAATAATCACCAAAATTCCATATATATGTAGACGATATAGAATTATTAGCAGTTTTAGTGTATATTAAGTCTTTTATATCGGACTTAAATACAACTTTAAGCCCCGGGGCGTATCCCGAGATGTACTCTGTAGTACTATCTGCAACAATATTGGTTGGTGTTGTTTCAAGTGGGTTACCAATATCCCAAATATAATTTTTAGGTACAGTTGTTCCTGATACTATTTGAAAATCTGTTGTCATATAGTAGTAATATTTAAAGAACTATAAACGGGTCCAACACTGTTAGTTGCTTTAAATGATAGATTATAGGTTTGAGGAATGTCAGAAGTTAAAATAATGGTAACAGTGCCACTATCTGTTAAAGTAGCCCAATCAGGAAAATTAATAGACTCAAAAATAGAGTCACTAGGTGTTATTAGTATTTGTTGGGTATGAATAGAGCTTACCGGTAAAGTTATATTTAAATCAGATAAAATAATAGGGGGCAAAATTTCAGACGGCTGCGGGGTGTAAATTTTTAGAGTATCTAATTCATACTGTAAATATTTGTTTATATAAAGAGCAATTAGAATATCTTTATTTTCAGTATTTTTACCTATAAATGAATATAAAAATTGTTTCTTAGTAGAGCAGTAAGATAAAACGGGTTTTGTAATACTGACTACAGATAATTCGTTTAAAGCAGTGGACTGGAAAGTGAATTCTTTTTTTAATATATTATTTTGTAAATCTAATACATATAAAGATGGTACAAGGTTATAATCTTGTAGTTCAACAATGCTTATAACTATTTTCTTGTCTCTAGCAAAAAACCATATATTACCAGTTTTTGCTAACTTTGTGTTCAATGGTAATGTTTTTGTAAACTCCCTATAAAGGCTATTTGTAACAGGTATTGTTAAAGAAATACCCCGAGCGGAATCTGCAATACTAGAAATTGTAGCTTGAGAATAATCATAACTTATTTTTTCAAAAATAAGTGCACTACTTGTTTCAATAAAAAGAGTGTCATTAAAAACTTCTAAATTATAAACACCTAACCCCGTCAATTCATTATATAAGCTTAATGATTTATACGTATCAAAAACTTCTAATAAAGAAATATATGCTGGTTCAGTACGTTGAGAATTTTTACGTACCCAAATTTGGCCTGGAATTGTTAGTCTTTGACTTGGTGGGTGGTTTTTAATGTCTTTATAAAGACCGTATTGATTACCATATATATCGCTACTCCATTTATCTAGTTGTAGTGCTGTATTTTTTAGCACTTGATCACTAATCCATTTATTAACATTTATTTGTCCGGTAAAACTAATCGGCCGGTTGGTAGTGTCAGCCCAATCAGTATCAAAAAGCCCGGTCCATGGATGTTGTCTACTTTCAGGTGTTGTTAAACCGATACGAGTAAGAGAGTTAGTTTCATGTGTGGACTGATACGGTATAAATTTTTGATATTTTTTAAATACGTCTTTTTTAATGGTACCTGCTAATGAACCTGTTGTATATGGTTCTTTTAACCATATATTATTGTCTTTTGTAATAGTAAATGGTGAAAGCTGCTCTTCTTTTGTTAAACCTCTATTATTCACTTTTTGAGACGGTGACCCGTAAACATTAGAAGTGTTTATAGAACTTAAAGATAAATCAAACGTATAATCTTTATTAACATAAGTTAAAAGACCTAGGTTTTGAGGTTTAAAATAAGCTCCTAATTGTTTTGTACTATGTAAAGAATCAAAAGTCGGAAAAGCAGCTACAGTCGGGTAAAACTGATTAGTTAAGTTTTGCCATGGGTAATTACTGGTTATTGCGGTTGATGAAATTAAAGACGAAAATATAGTTTCAGATATTACAGGATCAGCAGTAATTGGCCATATAAAGGAATTTATAGCGTTATAATAGATTTCTACAGGTTCGTTTTCTATATAATTTTGTAGAGTTATAGTTGATGGCTCGGTTGTGTATTTTGTTATTAATGTATTAAATGGAGCATTTACGGTGGGACTTGTAGTGCTGGAAAATTCTAACTTACACCATTCATTAATATTTACAGTATTATTAAGAACAATATCTTGAGACCATGTAATTCTTGTTTGAGGTTTTCGTTTATATTCTATATATTCCCCCCCTCTTAAAATAATATCAGACGGCTCATAAAATGTAACGGGGTTAAATGTATCAAAAAACCTTAAAGCTGGGCTCCAGCTTTCAATACCTTTAAAGTTTGTACTTTGGGTTTTATTGGTGTAGCTTGTTACCCAAAGCGGAACTGCTCCAGAATTATCATTCTTAATATTAGAAGATGTATTTGTAGAATAATTCCACCCGCGCAAATCAGTATTTAATACAAAACCAGGAACAGGTGTATAAAAAGCAGTTAAAGTGGGTACAATAACAGTGGTTGGAATAGCAGTTATAGGTGGTATTGCAGAAAAATAAAAACAGTCGGTTTGCCCAGCAGTATTTGAACTTAACCCTGTGAGTTCAATAGTGTAAAGACCTGTTAACGTAGGTTTAAACGTAATCGCTTGTTGTTCGTAATAAAACTCGGACGCCCCTTTGGGATCTGTAAGTTTCCAATTTAAAACACGTTGAAAAGAACCGGGCGATACTTTAGGTAATTGTTTATATGTATTTGTTGTACCGGTAACATTACCTATAATTCCACCTTGAGAGTAGATAAGCGGGTAACTAATAGTTACAAAATTAGTAGGGTGATCAATTGTTATGTAGTCGTATGTAGCCCAAACACTGCCTCGATTTTCGGCTATAGTTTGTTCAGCTATATAACTGCCACTAATATTATATGTAATTGTACCAGTACGAGAGTATATAACAAGGTCGTTGGGGTTAATAATCATGTTTGACGGTTTATTAGTAGATACCCAACCATTTATAGTATTAACCGCTTCCATCCATACCCCGGGTGTTGTATTATCATTATTTTGTCTAATAACTAATGGAGGGAAACTATTAACTTCTGGATCTTTAGTTTTTGTATTAGCACGAAAATAGGCGTATCGTTTACCCTTTTTAAGGTAAAATCTATTACCTGTATTAAGGTTACCACTATACCAACTACCATACCCCCAACCAACATTTTTTTCGGTGCGGTACCAGCCTGCTTCTGGGCTGTTGGCAAAATTTCTTCCAACTGAGTCCCTCCAAGTACTAATATCTATAGACGAAAGAGGGGTAGTATTATAATCCTCGACAATAAAATCACATAAACCATTATAATCATAATAATTTTCTCCTGGGTGACCGAACGGTGCAAAATTTACAAATCTACAGTTACAAAGGGCGTGATCATTATATGTAATATTTGGTGTATTTATATACTTGCAATCTGAGGTGTGAGTACTAGGCGGATTTAAAACGTCATTAGCATCAGCATTATTATAATCCCAAACAAAAAATGTAAAGATTCCCGGGGCTAGTAAGATATTAAAATTGTTATTTTTAGTGCCGGTTGCTGCTTTAAGAGGGTAAGAATAAACTGAAGTAGCAGATAGCCATGCAGCTTCTGTAGCTGATTCTGGTCCTTCATAAACGTTATTAATTTTATATATTATATCAGAAGACGATAAATGATTTGACGCTACTGCAAACGGTAATGTAATATCCTCTAATTTTTCAGGTAAGCAGATATTATTAGGGGTACTAGGTAACTGATCTAGTTGAACAGGGTCAAGTATTTTATAATACGGCCAAAGAATTGTATTATTGGTGTTAGTACCGATAGAAATATTAGTTTGTGTGAATTTATAAAGCCATGCTTCATTAACCGTATTAGAATAGCTTTGGTTTTCATACAAAGGGGGAGTTGCCCAAATGCGTATTTTATCTGCTGCATTAAAATTTTGACTTGGGTATGCTCCATTTAAAATTAAAGAAGTTTCGTTTATAGGTAAAGGAACTATACCTGATAAAGAGAAAGAAGAATTCCAGTAAATTTGTTCTATTCCTTTTTTTGTATTTTCATCTAAATAAAAATAACGCGGGTCAGTTGCAAACCCGTAGCCTGACCAACTAATATCTTCAGCAGATATTCCAAATCCCGGATACGGAAAACGAAATATCGTTGAAGTATCTCCTTCAATAGTTGCTGCCATTACCCTTTCGCCAGTATCTAAAACCTTCTTTCTAAACCAGGCACCTTCTAGACCTTTTTTGGTTTTAACAAAAATAGTATCAGCTAACTCAATGCTAGAACCTGCTGTACCTAAAGTCTGTAAAGCAGTAGCACTTAAAGAGACTGGTATATACCGCGGTAAATTAGTAACTTTAATTTTATACGGACTTGCTGGATAATAAAAAAAGTTATTGCCCGGTAGTATAGAAATATCGTAAAAATCTTTTTTAGCACTTGATTGAACTATAAATGATGAATAAAAATCTCTTCCTAAATATTTTTGAGCTAAATCAAAATATAATGAAGATGCTTCAGAAGAGGTCGTTCCTCTTAATGAAACATCATTTAAGGAAGACAGAGTAAAAGTACCTAAGCGATAAACCCAATCAATACCAGATAAATTTATACCTTTCGTTAAGAAGTATTTTTCAGTTTCTTGATCTATAGGAAAATATGCTGAAGGAGGAAGGGTATATGATCGATCAAAATAAGAAGCAGTGTCATACAGTTCTTCAATTTCAATAACAAAATTATTTTGAATAGAACTTAAAGAGGGTATATGAGACCATAACGTGCTCGGTAAAGTTATTACATTATCTCCTTTTTTTGTATAGTTTTGCAAGATAATATCTTGTATTTGTTTTACTACGCTTTTGTTTGAACCTGCTAAATTATATTTGAGTTTTGTTCTTTTAACTTGTTCTCTTAATTGTAAATAATAAAGAGATATATTTTTCAATTTACGAGCAAAATAAGGTATAGCAAGCAAAACCTCTTTTTCGTTGTCTATATCAATACCAGAATACCAATTTTCTTTTTCTTCTTCAGTAAAGTAAACTTGTATTTGTTTTAAGAGATTTAAAAAATTTAGTTTAGTTTGAACAGTAAGATCGTTATTAGTTCTTTTTTTGTCTTTATACCAATTTGTAAGATATTCATTATATTGTATATACGATTGTTCTGGTATTATAATTTCAAAACGGTTCTTCCATAACTGAAAAGAGAGAGGTTTATCTTTATCTGCTATTTCAGATATAGGAAGTAAATTATAACTAGTTTCCGTTTCGTTATTCACTATGATTATTTAACTAAAAATTCTTTTAGTTAATATGTAGTTAAAGGTATTTTCTATCGCTCCGTTATCTCCGTACCAGTCTTCATAAGTAGATAAATTACGAGATAAGGTTGTTTGAGGGCTATTCCAATCAATTTGATTTTCAATAAACTCCCCAGTATATTTTGATGTAAAATTATAAAATTCATACATTATTGTAACTGGCTGTTGAAGCCCGTAGCCAATAAATTCAGAAAGGGGGTAAATTAACGTTGAAGACTGGGGCGGTACTTGTAGGACGGTATATTTAGCATCAAATTTATTTCGTAAAGCAAGAAAAGTTCCTGCGGTTATATAACTTGTTTGAGTGTTGAGTCGATTTGTTGCATTTAGGCTTTGCTCTAATAACGGTACTTCATCGGGTAGTCCCCACAGTTTAACTTTTGGAATAGATGCTAAATCTAAAAAGTCTGAAATTTCAGGGGGTAATTCAGCACCGTAATTTAAAAATGGTGTTTCTGTTAATTTTGCATAAGCTTGTAATTCTCTAACCCCACAGGTGTCTATGTCACCATGATAGTCGGTAAAGTTTGCAATTTTTTCGTAAACTGTTTTTCCTATATCTTGGTATTTACTTTCTTTATTGTTGCCAGCCGCGGCTCCAAAAAAATCATTAAATAAAGTGTTATTATTATTTAAATTTTCAGGTAAAGCTAAAGAACGTAAATAACCTGCCATATCAAAATCATTATTATTACGTACTACTTGATAGTTATTAACAAATGGCTCGATGTTAAAAGTGTTTGAAATACCTGAGATTGGGGTGGTACTTGAATTTTCTGGTGTTGCATATTTTTGATACCAACGATTACCTGACCAATCTCCGTTAGCATATAAACTTTGTTGTTTACTGCTTGTTTCAACATATGTTGTTGAATTATTAATATCAATATAATAACCGATTGGCGTGTCAGGTACGATTTTAATTTTTTTTATTCGTTGTTCGTTAAAGAAAGGTGAAGCTGATAACACCCAAACATTATTATTTAGAGAGTCAACAACCCAGACTCTGTTGTAGGGGTCTACTGTTAGACCGGTAATTGTAGGGTCAGTTATCTTTTCTTCATCAGTTATAAGTGTTTCAGATAAAAAAGGTGTTTCTGAAGTTTCGTTTTTTGATAGCTCCCAAGAATATCTTATACCTGTTTCAGTGTTGACATAACCTAGTCTTCTATTTCCGAACGTAAACCACAAATTTCCTTGACGATCAAGAGCAATACTATTAGGTCGAAAAGCGTCTATTGAACTTAATCGTGTGTAGGTTATAGAGTCATATAAATCTATTCTACCAAATTCTTCGACAACATTGTATGACTTAGCTATCCAAATATTCTTTTGCGGGTCAATAGCTAAACAGGCTGGCATTGAATCTTTTTCTAATTCAATTTGCCCTAATATCTCTCCGTTTGAACTATATTTCACTAAATAACAATTTGCAGGGGACGCGTACGTAGCCCAACAATTACTATCCTGATCAGTTTCAACATAAGGGGGTTTATAAATGAAGTCTCCTTCAAAAATAGAATCATATGCGTAATCTGAAGGTGCAACACCGAATAATAAATTAAAGTCTTTATCAAATTTTAATACGGATATAGAATTAAAAAGAGATACCCAAATATTACAATCTTTATCTAATGAAATATTACTTGGGGTATGAGCATTACGAACCGGGTCGAGACCTGATATACTGGATAACTGTAATGTACTTAAAAGTGTTCCGGTAGTAGAATAACGATGTATACAATCAAGCTCAGCATCTGCACAAATAACGTCATAGTTTCGAGGATCAACCGCTATACTAAAAATCCCAGAAAAACCAGACATGGTATAGTTATAGGTTGAATTTGTAGAAAGAGCTGGGACTGTAATTTCTTTTAAAAACCCTTCAACTAAAATATTTTTTTCTATAAAATGTTCTATAGTAATATTGTTATTAGCATATGGTATTAAAGTTATTTTATTAAGACTTTTGTGACCTGGATTTGAAACCCAACATATACTGCTTGGAGCATAACCAATAGGATATTCAAATTGATTTGAATAGGACGGTTTAGTATTAAATGCTGTTGTTTGAGCTACAATTGCTGTATTTGTAGCAGTTGTGTGACACGTTAATGTGGTAAAAATATAACCACCGGTGCGAAAGCCGTCTTTATCGGTTGTTTGAAAATAGAGCGGTGCTTCGTCGATAGTGTAATGCTCAGGATCTACACCACTTAAAGTAATATTAACCGTGCCTAAAAGACCGGCCTCATTGCTGTCAGGATAGGTAAAAATAATTTCGCTCGTTGCGTTATATCCCCCTGTAACACGAAATGCTCTATTACCATGACAAGAAATTATAAATGGTATTTTAATATCTTTCCATTTTTGTTTTGTTATTTCATCTAAGTAGTTACTAGTTATTTTTAAAAGGTGAGGGGCTAGGTCGTTTGTATGCCATAATAGACCTGCACGGACTGTTTCATTATTTGTAAAACTCGGGTAGTCGTAATTTTTAGAATCATTATAATTTGTAAAACCGGATGTTTGTAGAGTAGCGGTTATTAATATCGGTGGAGCTTGACTAGTATCGCCATTGCTTGTACTATCTATAAAATAAAATTCTGCTTCCCCTGATAATCCAACAATACGTTTATCAGCATTATATATAGGGGAGGATAATACGGGTACAGATGTTACTATATTTTTATCTTTGTCTAAAAATCTCCAAGTTGGATTTAAAAAGCTCCATCGAGACGATACAAATTCATATGGTATTGATAAAGAGTTCGCAACATGCAAATCAACTATAAGAGGTCTATTAACCTGAGAACTTACTACCTGTATTTTAAAAGGTGTAGGTGTTGGCAGACCAGGATCAGCAAAAGCATCTGGTATTTGTATAAAGTTTAAATAATCTCTATATAAATATTCAGTCGAAATTGTAGTATTGTAAGTACTAGTTTCTCCGTTTAAACCTATTGCTGTTAAAGATATTGTTTTAACACCGTTTGTATTGTATATAAATTTTGGATTTTTAGTATTATAAATAAGATTACCTTCACCAAAATCCCAAACGTAGGTGTATAAATTACCGGTTGAAAGATTGGTAGCTGAAAATTCAGTTCCATAAACATCTCCTGATAGTGGGGATATACTAAAATTAGCAGTTACCATAATTTTTATCTAAGTTGATCTGCACTTATTATCTCTATACGATTAGCTAAAATATCTATATTATTAAAGTACGGATACTGAAAAGGTAGTAGTGAAACGTTATTAGTGGTTGATCTTTTATCGTTTTCAGGGTAGACTGGATTCCATACAAAAAGAGATAAACCTCTAACTCTAACTTGTGGGTTATCTGTTCTAGCTGTATAAAAATCAACAACCCCTTCAACGTTTAAAATATTTTGAGATAATTGTTGTATTTCTACAATTTGACCCATTTGAACTTGTTTTTGAGAAAAATAATCTTTTATAATATTTGTAATATCTTGTTTAATAGCGGTATCACTACGACGCGAAAAAGGTTGTTTTATAATTTGAAGTCTACATAAAGTTTCATCGACTATAGGATCAAAAGTATTAATAGTTTCTGCTATACCAATAGAGAACGCCATATAAACAGGGTCTATAAATACTATTTCTGATGTAAGTATTTTATTTTCTTGTAAAGCATTATGTATAATTTCTTTTTGTACAGGTAAAAGGAAGGTTAAATTGTTAGTGGAACGCGGAACAACAACTAAATATATGTTATTAAAGTTGCAACTATCAGCTAATAAAACTTGATTAAACAGAGCACGTGTTGTTTTTTCGGGTTCAGTTATACCGATATTATAAAAATATCGAAGATAGTTAAAGATATATTCTGTGTTATTAAACACCTTTACATTAGAAATTAAATTAGCAAAGTTTGATATTAAAAATACTTCATAATCCTTAGCAGTAACAAGCCGGTATTGTCCTCTATAAGTTACGGGTGCGTTTTCCCGTATTTGTTCAGTCGTTTCTGCAGGTGCAAAATCAGTAGAAGCAATATCATTTGTCAATCTTAAATTTGCTGATTGAGTATTGTTTATTAATTGAAAATTGTCTTGTAAGGTGTCTTGTATTATTTGATTGTATCGTATTGTTTCAAAAATTCTTGGTCTAGCTTCACTTTGTTGTTGCTGAGTTCCAGGTAATAAATTTGCACTATACTGTAAGCTACCAGCAGCTACTACTCCATTTTCTCCTAAGGATTGTAAATAATATAAAGCGACCTGGTCTCCTGTTTGAAGTCTATATCCATTAATATTGTCTCCAAATTTTATTTCATAACGTTGATTTTGATTTAAACGAATTTCATATTTTTTACTACCAGTATCTTCTAAATATAAATTAGGGGTTTTAGTAAATAATTCCCATTTACCTGTTAGAGCAGGTTTAACATAAACATCAATATTAAAATGATCTACTATATAGTCTCCTTGATTTAGAATTATTGTTTCATAATCTTCCCCGGCGGCAGTATAAGTTGGATATTCTTGATAAATGCCCTGATACAGCAATTTTTGTTCACTTATTTCTTTTAAGTATTCTAAAGAATTGTTTGTTGTTTTATTAAACGTTATATCTTCATTAAAAGAGAAAGGTATATTGCCAGAGGCAAGTACATAGCTATATCTCGGTAGAGTGTAAAGACCTTGTGTAAAACCGGTTGCTGAGCACTTAAAGGCAAGTGTAGAAGTTTGAGCTCCAAGAGGGGAATAGTCTATTAATTTAACAATACGATTTATATTTTCGTAAAGCTGGGCTTCAGTAAATATAGATTCAGATGCAGTTCTATTTAAATAGTAAATTAGAGTATTATAAGCATAGGCTATAATATCTATTATAGAAGCTAGGTTAGAACCGACATAGTTTTGATCAGTAAATGTGCCTTGTTCGTTAAGGCGATTTATAATTAGTTGTCGTAGTGAAGTAGCGTCAAAAGCGGTATAACCGCCTTTTGGTATATCGAATGAATTGTAGTTTGTAGTAGCCATAGTTATATATTTTTAACTGGTAAGGATATAAAAGTTTCTTTACGTAGATCAAAAACAAAATCAATTTGAGTTGAAATATTTCTAAGAGGTATTTGTACGATAATAGTTATTTTATAACAATTTTCATCTGGTACACCAACTACACTAACATTTTGTGGTATTACTCTAGATTCAAATTTTTTAATACCATCAAAGATTAAATTACCTATTGATTCTGCATTATTAACAGTGATGGGTGAAAAGATATATCGTTTTAAATTTAAACCATAATTAGGAAATAGAAATCTTTGACCTGGTACTGTATTAAAAAGATTCACTAATGAGTTACCAATAGCCTCTAAATCAAAGCTAGCTTTGATATCGGTGCCAGGGGTTGGTAGCTCAAGCCCAGGAGACTCAATTTTTGTTTTAGATAAATCTAAGCTTAAATCTTTAAAAACATATCGTTGATTTTCTGCAAAACGATCTGCTAAAAGTTCAAGCTCTTTAATTTTTATAGCCATTTTATACTATTATTTAGTGGACAAATTGCATAAATAATATCAGAATTACTATGGAAACTAAATTTGATGT